AAATCATTGTTCATGTGCCATGTGGCCGCAAGTTGTATCAGTCAAGGTCATAATGTGTTGTATATCACACTTGAAATGGCAGAAGAAAAGATTGCAGAAAGAATCGATGCTAATTTGCTAAATATTGACTTGAATGAACTGCAAACAATTAGTCGTAGTGATTATGAAAGAAAGTTTGATGTATTGAAATCTAAGACACAAGGTAAACTCATCATCAAAGAATATCCTACTGCATCGGCATCTGCACTACATTTTCGTGCATTGTTGAATGAACTGCGTTTAAAAAAGAATTTCAAACAAGATATCATCTTTATTGATTATCTAAACATTTGTTCATCTGCTCGTATCAAACCTGGTGGTAATGTGAACAGTTACACCTATATCAAATCAATTGCAGAAGAACTTCGTGGTCTTGCCGTTGAGTTTGCATTGCCTGTTGTGAGTGCGACACAAACAACTCGTTCTGGTTACAGTAATTCGGATCCAGGTCTTGAAGATACTTCAGAATCTTTTGGTTTGTCTGCAACTGCCGACTTTATGTTTGCATTGGTGACAAATGAAGAACTTGAAGGACTGAATCAAATTCTTGTTAAACAATTGAAGAATCGTTATTCTGACCCGAACTATTATAAGAGGTTCGTTGTTGGTGTTGATAGACCAAAAATGCGTTTGTATGATGCAGAACAATCAGCACAAGATGAAATCATTGATGCCGGTCAAGATGACACACCACCATTGAATACTTTTGGTAATCGTGAAAGAAACTTAGGTTCTAAATTTGATGGCATCAAAGTATGAGTTTGACAAAAGACCAAGCAATACATTGTGCAAGTGTATTCTCAAATTATTTTGACAGGTTCGAAAGAATTGATGATTACATTCGTGACCAAAAACTAAACAGTCTATCGGAGAGACCACCTGGATTGCCAGGTATGGGACCTGAAGATGATTTGTTTTCTGATTTCAGTATTAACCCAAATGATATGGAGTTTGAACTTGTTGAATTGCCACAAGACACTTGGGACATTTATCTCAATATGATTTCTTCACACTCAAATATGACCAGTATTCCTGGCCGTTGTTTGAGATTGGCAATCTTAGAAAAGAAAACAAAGAAGTGGGTTGGTTTTATTCGTCTTGGTTCACCAGTTATCAATATGAAACCTCGTAATGAAATGCTTGGCGGTGTATTCACACAGACACCTGAATCTGCAAAAGCATTTAATCATACATCAATCATGGGTTTTGTGATTGTGCCATCACAACCATTTGGTTTTAATTATCTTGGCGGTAAGTTATTGGCAGCAATTTGTTGTTCACATGAAATTCGTGAAATGCTCAACAAGAAGTATGATATGAATACTTGTCTATTTGAAACAACCAGTCTCTATGGTTCTTCAAAATCATCATCACAATATGATGGTATGAAACCACTATTGAGATTTAAAGGTTTGACTGACAGTAATTTCTTACCAATGATGCACGGCAAACCATATGATGATTTGAAAGAGTATGTTGAAAATATTGTAGGTGAGTTTATACCTGCCGATGCATCTTCTCGTAAGCTAAAAATTTCTAATGCTATCATATCAATGACAAAAGTGGCACTCAAAGGCACACCAGAAGGTGAGAAGTTTAATAAGACAATTGAAAATGCCTTGTCACTAACAGAAAAGAAACGGTATTATGCCTCAAATTATGGGTATAGTAACTTTGCCGATGTAGTCATGGGAAGAACAGATAAGTTAATTCCAGACAAAGAAAACTATGATAAACACTATCTGGAATCGATTGTAGAGTGGTGGAAGAAGAAAGCACAAGCCAGATATGACAATCTAAAGAATGAAAACAGATTGCGTTCGGAGATTGAAGTCTGGACAGGCGACAAAGAACTTGACATTATTCGGTAGACATAAATAGTAAACTATGACACCTGCCGATATTGCCAAACCTGCTGGTTCAGGACCTTTCAAAGGTAAACCTAGAAAAAAAATCTTTGATTTAAAAATCAAAGCCAAGTCGCCATTCCTTTTAAATGATGGCAAAAATAATTTAACTGCTGCCCAAGGCGTAAAGTGGGACGAAAAAACAAACACTTTAACTGCAAAAATAGGCACAAAGACATTCACAGCGTCACTAAAATACATTGTTAAAGATGTTGATTTTGGAGGCCAACCTACTAAAAAAGATGAAGGTGGTGAAAGTGGCACAGTAGGTGGTAAAGAGGTTGAAGTTTTCTCAGAAGCATTTTTCTGTTATTACTTTGCTTTAAAAGCCGAAGATAAGTTAACCAATTACTCTCCACAAATTTGGAAAACAATTACAAATAAACAACAATTGGATGCGTGGACAAAGAAAGTTGGAATTTATTCATATGTTGAAACACAAAATAATGACAGAGCTTTCACCTCTCGCCTTCATTTAGCAATACCATTTCTAGTTGTAAATGGTTGGCACGATAGATTAATTAAACAGATGGATAAATTTTTCTCTGTTGTTAAACCTGCCAATGGTAAAAATTATGAAGCAATGAGAGCAGATGAAGTTCCAAAAGATATAAATGCACAAGATGTTTTTACAATTCTCGCTGAAAAAGTAAAACAGAAATATGGATTCAGCCGTGCAGTAGATAAAGATAAGTGGAATCCAGGCGATGTTTGGATTTTCTCTACTCAAGGAAAACAAAAGTTAAAATCACTAATTGCTAAAGCAAGACAATCTGCCAGTTCTCCTGCACCATACACAGCAGGTGCGGTTGCAGAGTTAAATAAGATAATCTATGATTTATATTCATCAAAAGATTTGTTTCCTGTATCATTAAAAGCACCTGGTGCAACAGTTCATGTATCTGAAGAAAATGCGGTAGGTTCTAATATTACAAAGACGGCTCGATTCATTAAAACAGAATTAGGTCCAACAAACTTAGATGTGAAAATTCATTTTGCCGTAGATTTATATGATGAAAAGAAAAAACAAGTTGTTGAAAAAAATTATCTTGTTGGAAGAATTAAGAGTAAAACGGATACTGGTGGTTTCCGTTTAGAGATTGAAGCACCAGGTGCAGGTGCTCGTTTTGGTTCTATTGGTACAGAAAATTATCAATGGATTATTTACAATACTGACAATTCTGGTATTAAAAAATTAGAATCGATTCGTGATGGTTTTAAAAACCTCAAAGAAGTTTTACCAAAAAAAGGTTCTGGTGATAAAGAGTGGTTAGGTGCAAGTGGTATTCAATCATTCGTTAAGAAAAATCCAAAAGATGTAAGTGACTTGGTACCATATCTGGACAAGATGTATAAATTAGTTAATGGTAGTGGAAAATTTGAAAGAAATGACCCTAAAGATATTATGAATAAAACAATCGCTTCTGAGATTGCAGTTGCGATTGAGTTTATCACCAACAAATTAACAAGAGATGTAACTGTTGAAAACTTATATGACTTGGCAGCATCACAAAGATTCTCTGCTGGCGTCAGAGCAGACCAACTGGCAAAGAGAAGAGGCATTTATTCTAAAGAGGCGAAATCATTGGGACCAAAAGAAGCAATGTATGTTTTCGAATCTTGTTTTTACTTAAAAGTATATTAAATGAAATTTACAGAATACTTAACCGAAGCAACAAAAGAAGGAAAGAATGTTCACCTCGAACATATTGAGGATGAAGTTCTTAACCGTGGAGTTATAGGTGCAAGAGCATCTATTAATTTTCTACAATCACTCCGCAATATGCTTGCTGGTCACTCAGATTCGAAAATAAACATCACAACAAAATGGGATGGTGCACCTGCAATTTTTTGTGGCACTAATCCAGAAAACGGTAAGTTTTTTGTTGGTACAAAATCTGTATTCAATAAAAATGCAAAGTTAAACTACACCGAAGATGATATCGATAATAATCATCCAGGTGGTGGTTTGAATGATAAACTTAAAGTTGCGTTGAGATATCTTCCAAAACTTGGAATCAAAGGTATTCTTCAAGGTGATATGATGTTTACCAAAGGCGACCTTAAAAAAGAAACAATTGATGGTGAATCATATGTCGTGTTTCAACCAAATACAATCGTGTATGCGGCACCAGTAGATTCAAAATTGGCGCAAACAATGTTAAATGCACAAATTGGTGTGGTGTTTCATACATCATATACAGGTCGAACAATGGAAGATATGAAAGCATCTTTCAACATTGATATTGGTCGTTTAACGATGACAAAAGATGTTTGGTTTCGTGATGCTTCTTTTACAGATGCTTCTGGTTCGGCCACATTTACTGAAGAAGAAACAAAAGATATTACATACATTTTATCTCTTGCAGGTAGAACATTTCAATCCATCAATTCATTAGTTTTGAATCGCATTTCAACAAGCGAATCTATTCTCACCTACATTAAAACATTTAATAATACAAAGGTAAGAGAAGGTAAGAAGATTACAAATACTCAATCTCATACAATGGAATTAATTCGTTGGGTTGAAGCAAAGTTGAATAAAGATATTGCTGAAGCTAAGAAAGCAGAAACAAAAGCCAAAAGAACAAAAGAGAAAACTGAAGTAATGCGATTCTTCAGAACTAACGCACAACAACTTAAATTAATTTTTGACTTAATGAATTACCTTGTCGATGCAAAACTAATGATTGTTCGTAAATTAGAAACCATTCGTTCAATTGGAACATTTGTAAGAACTGATAATGGTTTTAGAATTACTGCACCAGAAGGTTTTGTTGCGGTTGATAGATTAAAAGGTAACGCAGTTAAGTTAGTTGATAGACTTGAGTTTAGTCAAGCAAACTTCAACGCACAGAAAGCATGGGACAAATAATGGGAACATATGATATCAATAAAATTTTAGCAGAATATGGTGACGATGACTTTGGTTTCTCTGCTGTATCTGAAGAAGAATACAATGCAGTCATTAATGAAAAGGCCGATACTGCTGAAGAATTTCAAGCAAGACTTCAACAAGTAGAAAAATTAGTTTTGCCTTTCTTCACAAAATTATTAAAGACTGCCGACAAAGAATACATTTATTGGCCTAATCGTAAGGCGCTTGTTGAAACACAAATACAAAAGATACTGGCATTAACAAGGGGTTGAATTGAAAAACTATAAAAAATACATTACAGAGGGAAAAGGTCTGCATGTATTTGATATTGATGAAACTTTGTTTAAAACAAGTGCAAAGATTCATGTGAAAGACCCTTCAGGTAAAGTCGTTGCTAAACTGAGCAACCAAGAATTCAATGACCATAAATTGAAGCCTGGTCATTCGTATGACTTTAAAGAATTTAAAAGTGCAAAAAAATTCCATGATGAATCAGAACCAATTCATCCAATGATTAACAAATTGAACGCTATACATAAGAATATAAAAGAAAAAGGACATGATAGTAAAATCATTATGAATACTGCTCGTGCAGACTTTGATGATAAGCAAACTTTTTTGAAAAAATTTGAGAAACATGGAATCGATGTAAAAGATACACACATTCATCGTGCAGGTAATATACCTGGCAATCAACCGCCAGCAGAAAAGAAAAATGTTGTTTTGCGAAAACATTTAAACACAGGTAACTATCATCATGTTCACATGTATGATGACAGTAAGACCAACTTAAATCATTTTCTCAAATTGCAAAAAGAATATCCAAAAATTAAATTTCACGCACATCATGTTACGCATGAGGGTAGAACACGAAAACACATAAATGAAGCTGCATATACAGGTAATATTGGTGCGATGGAAATGTTTAAATTTTTTGAGTTGGCAAACAGTCATCAAAAAGATAAATTAAAAGACCTCATTCGCAAAAAAGAAAACAAAGCCGCATGGCAGTTAGTGCAAGATGTTACTGGCGTGAAACTACATAAAAGTGTGCATGAAGAACATGGTGCAGGAGAAGATGGTACTGATAAACTTCGGAAGAAATATCAGGAAGATACACCAGGACAAAAAATCAAATCATTTAGTGATTATGTAAAGACTAAGTAGTTATATCATTGGAGTTATTATGAAAGACATTGTGGTTGGGTGTATCACCGGATACACATTTGATAAAATTAAACCTTGGGTCAATTCTTTAGACCGTTGTGGTTTTGATGGCGTAAAAGCCATGATTTGTTATAACATTGATTATGAAACCGTGGAAGAACTTGTCAAAAGAAACTATACAGTTTTGGCATTTGGCAAGAATGATAATCTCAAAAAGTTCACATACAAAGAAAACTTCTCTATTGTCGTAGAGAGATTTTTACACATGTGGTATTTCTTTAAAAAGTTTCAAGGGCAATACCGATACATTATTTCTACCGATGTTAAAGATGTAATTTTTCAGACCAATCCCTCAGAATGGATAGAAAAGAATATTGGCGACAAAGAGATTAATGTTGCTTGTGAATCGATACGATATAAAGATGAAGAATGGGGCAACCACAATCTATTCAAAGCATTTGGTCCTTTAGTTCACGACCACAATAAAGATAATCTCATTTACAATGCAGGCACAGTATCAGGTAAGTTTGATACAATGCTTGATTTGTTTTTGAATGTGTATATGATGTGTAATGGCACTTCACATTTCACAGAAGGCGGTGGTGGTCCAGACCAGGCCGCAGTAAACATTCTTTTGAATATGAAACCATATAAAGATATTACCAACTTTGCAATGAGTGAAGATGGGTATGCGGCTCAACTAGGCACAACAGGTCCTCAAGTTGCAGGTAAATATGCTGATAAGCTGGTTGAAAAATCTCCAATTTTAGTAGATAATATGGTTTGCACAAGTGAAGGTAAACCATTTGCAATTGTTCATCAATATGACCGTGTTCCAGAATGGAAAGAAATGATAGAGAAAAAATATGAGTGATTTTGTTATCGATACTACACAAAATGTAATGCGACAAGCAGGTCCCGTTTGTCGTGACCCTTATGACCATTTAGGTCCTGAAGAATGGGTTCAGAAACAACTAGATTGGTGTGAACAACCGCAAAACATTTCTGGTCGAGGACTTGTAGATGTTATCAAAACTTTACAAGGCGATTTAATTGGTGTTGAAGTTGGCGTTTGTAATGGTGTGACAAGTGAGTTATATGCACAAGAAATACCAAACATCAAAAAACTTTATGCAGTAGATAACTACCCATCGTTTGTTGATTGGGACGGTACTAGAGTTACAGAAGAAAGACAAGCGGAAACAATGCGTAGGTGCAAAGAACGACTTGCGAAATATTCAAACATAGAATTTGTCTATAAAACAAGTGTTGAGTTTGGTGAATCATTAGAAGATGATTCAATTGATTTTGTGTTCATTGATGGTGACCATAGTTTCAATGCAACACTTAAAGACATTCAAACTTATTGGCCAAAAGTTAAAAAAGGTGGCGTTTTTGCAGGACATGATATTAATTTACAAACAGTAGGTGATGCAGTCAATAATTTTTTTCAAAATGAAGAAGTAAAGATTACAACTGTTGAAAACAATGCATGGTACATTATTAAATGAGACATAGTAAATTAATTGTTTGGGGTGCAAAGTTTGACACAGGTCATACACATGCATTTGTCCATGATGCGATTGTTCGTGCAGGTGAATATCTAAAAATTCCAACCTATTGGATGGACAATCGTGACAATGTTCCCGATGAATTTTTTGATGATGCGTTAATCATTTCAGAACAATGGTTGGTATTTGCAAATGGTCTAAGTCATAAACTTCCTTTGCGACCAACATCAACATATATTATTCACTATCTTGGTAATAAAGGACCTGTTGAAGGAAATCCAGGTGCAGGAATGTATTTGGGTAAAGTAGGTCGTCTAATTGATTTTAGATTTGCAACAAATTGGGGTGTCGATGGTGTTGAAGATAAAAACTATGCATATCATTTCGAAAAAGAAAAATACACACCAATTAATGATGGCACATCGTTCTTTGAACGAGGTTCAGAATACGACATATTCTATTCTATTTGGGCAACAGACTTACTGCCAAATGAAATAAACTTTGATACACGATTAACACCATTTAAAGAACCACGATATGCTTTCTTTGGTGGTACAATTCGTGAAGATAATCAAGAAATGTTTATTCCATTTGTAGAAGAATGTAAGAAAGCAAATATACCTTTTGTTTATAACTCACCTTGGCAGAACCCATTGACTGTTGAACAAATGAGAAATGCAGTTGTTCAATCATACTTACCATTAGATGCACGACCACAAAATCATCTAGCAAATGGATACATTTCATGTAGGTCTATTAAAAATATTAGTTATGGTGCATTATGTTTGACCAATTCAAAGGAAACATATGATTTTTTTGACCAAGAAGTTGCATACGCACCAAATACGGGTGAATTGTTTCACATTGCACAAAAAATGCAAGACGACCGTAAAACAAAAGATTTGATTTTAAATCAAATGAAAAAAATAAAAAACAAACACACATATGTCAATCGTTTATATGATATGATTGCGGCATCGGAGATGGCATGGCAAAAATAGCTTTTATCACAGGTATTACAGGCATGGTAGGCTCGCACCTTGCGGACTTTTTAATTGAGAATACAGATTGGGATATCGTTGGACTTATTCGGTGGAGAAGTCCACTACATAATATTAACAACCTGATTGAAAATATTAACAACATGAATCGGGTTAAGTTAGTTTATGGAGATTTAAATGATGGAATATCGATTGATACAACAATCAAAGAAGCAAGGCCTGATTATGTTTTCCATTTGGCGGCCCAAAGTTTTCCTAAAACCAGTTTCGATTCACCAATTGAAACACTAAATGTCAATGTTCAAGGTACAGTAAGATTACTTGATTCATGTAAGAAGTGGGTGCCTGATGCACAGATTCATGTATGTGCTTCATCAGAAGTTTTTGGTCGTGTACCACAAGACAAACTTCCTATCGATGAAGAATGTACCTTTCACCCAGCATCACCATATGCCATTTCAAAATGCGGCACAGATTTAGTTGGTCGTTTTTATGCAGAAGCATACAATATGAATGTGCAAACTACTCGTATGTTTACTCATACGGGTCCTCGCCGTGGTGATGTATTTGCAGAATCTACATTTGCAAAACAAATCGCAATGATTGAAGGTGGTTTTATTGAACCTGTTGTTAAAGTTGGTAATCTAAAATCACTCAGAACAATTGCAGATGTGCGTGATGCTGTTAGAGCATACTATTTGTTATTGACACACAATCCTGTGCCAGGTGCATATTACAATATTGGTGGTACATTTACATGTGAGATTGGTGATGTATTGAATACACTTTTATCAATGTCACCAATGCGAGAACAAATTCGTGTTGAAATTGACCCAGCAAGATTGCGACCAATTGATGCAGACTTACAAGTTCCAAATACAGAAAAGTTTAGATTGCACACAGGTTGGAAACCAGAAATTCCTTACAAACAAACAATGGAAGATTTGTTAAACTATTGGCGTGAAAGAGTTGCTGAAGCAGGCGGAAAGTTTGTCGTAAGATGAGTTCAGAATTCAAACAAGATATTATTGCAGATAAGTTTCTCAAAAGTAAAAGAGACGGTTTCTTTGTAGATATTGGCGCAAGTTACTACGAACAATGGAACAATAGTTATTTTTTTGAAAAAGAAAGAAACTACCGTGGCATTGCAGTTGAAATGAATACTGATTTTGCAACACCGTGGGCAGAACATCGACCAAATACAAAAATGTATAATGAAGATGCTACTTTGGTTGACTATGTAAAAGCTTTAGAAGAAAATAATGCACCAGACATGATAGATTTTCTTTCTGTTGACATTGACCCAAATACTGCAACATGGGAAGCTTTAAAGAAAGTAATGGATACAAAATATACTTTTGGTGTAATTGCTTTTGAAGTTGATTATGGTGGTGATTTGGCAAATAAAGAAAGATTTTCTGTTCGTGACCCATCAAGGGCATATTTGGCCGCAAGAGGATATGTTTTAGCCTGCGAAATATGTGCAAATGGCGGTTCATATCATGTCGATGATATTTGGGTGCATAAATCAATTTATGATTATGAAATTGAAAAAAGTTTATGATTATTATTCGAACACCTTATAGAATTTCATTTTTTGGCGGTAGCACAGATTATCCTGCATGGTATCGCCAACATGGCGGTGCAGTAATTTCTACGACAATTAACAAATATTCTTTCCTTGTTTTGCGGAAATTACCACCTATTTTTGATTACAAATATAGGATCCGATATTATGACAGACAAGAAACAAACACATTTGAAGATATTCAAGTTCCTGTCATCCGTGAAGCAATTCGTTATACTGGATTTGATGCTGGACTTGACATTACTCATCATGGTGATTTACCTAATCGGACTGGTGTTGGTTCAAGTTCCAGTTTTACAGTAGGTCTTTTACATGGTCTTTCTGTTTTGCAAAATAGACAAATTACAAAAAGAGACCTTGCACTTCAAACAATCAATTTAGAACAAAATATTCTCGGTGAATCTGTTGGTTCGCAAGACCAAGTTGCGGCATCTTTTGGCGGTTTCAATAAGATTACTTTTGGTGGTGCATCAGAATTTCTATGTTCACCTATGCATATCAGCAAAGATGCATTAGAACAATTAGAATCGTGGGTTCAAGTATTCTTCACCGAACAACTAAGAAATGCTTCTGATATTGCTGAAAAGAAAATTGAAAACATTAAAGCACGACAAGTAGATTTGAACATTGTAAAAGAGATTACAGAAGAAGCCGAAAAGATTTTATTTTCATCTAGTGTTGACCGAATCAAAGAATTGGCACGATTAATGGATGAACAATGGCAACATAAAAAGACCATAGAGAAATCAATTACAAATAGTGAAATTGATGATATCTACAAAAAAGGTCTTGCTGCAGGTGCAATTGGTGGCAAACTACTTGGTGCTGGCGGTGGTGGGTTTATGTTATTTTTGACACCACCATATAAACAAGAAAGTGTTGCAAAGGCATTAGGACTTAAAGAAGTGCCTATTGACTTTGAATATCTAGGAAGTCAACTCATATATCACGATTATCAAGACCAAGAGGTATAATATGAAAATTTATGTGGCAGGTCATCGAGGACTTATTGGTTCTGCAATAGTTCGAAGATTGATTGAATCTGGTGTCAATTCAAACAATATCATAACACGAACACACAACGAATTGGATTTGACGAATCAGTATGCAGTAAAAGACTTTTTCTCTCAAAATAAAATTGACCAAGTATATGTTGCTGCCGCCAAAGTAGGTGGTATTGTAGGTAACAACACCTATCCTGGTGATTTTATTTACAAAAACTTGATGATACAAAACAATGTAATTCATCAAGCATACACGCATGGTGTTCAAAAATTACTATTCTTAGGTTCAACATGTATTCTTCCTAAGTTTGCAGAAAATCCAATCAAAGAAGAATCTTTGATGACAGGTTATCTTGAAGCAACAAATGAACCTTATGCAATTGCGAAGATTGCAGGTATTAAAATGTGTGAGAGTTATAATCGTCAATTTGGTACAGATTATCGTTCTATTCTTCCATGTAATCTGTATGGACCTGGTGACAATTATGATGAACAAAATGGTCATTTAGCCGCAGGAGTGATTCAAAGATTACATCGAGCAAAAGTAAATGGTGAAGAAAGATTTGTAGTTTGGGGAACAGGCAAACCTCGCAGAGAATTTGTCTATGTTGATGACATGGCAGATGCCGCAATACATGTAATGAATGTGGACAAAAAACTATGGGATTCAGTTACAGAACCCATGCGTGGATTTGTAAATGTGGGTGCAGGTCAAGACATTGAAATTGGTGAATTTGTAAAGATTGCCATGAAAGTGCTTGACTATAATGGTGAAATCGTGTATGATATCAGTAAACCTAATGGCACAATGAATAAACTTACCGATAATACAAGAATCACAAAACTAGGTTGGACTCCTAAAACTGATTTGAGTGTTGGAATTAAAAAGGCTTATGAGTGGTATGTCAATAACATCGCAAATAAATCAACGACTGTCTAATTATGCAAACCGAGTAAATGCAGGTTTAGAATCGGTTGATAAACAACAGTTACAAAAAGTATTAGAAACATTAGAACTCGCATACAAGAAAAGAATCCCTGTATTTGTATGTGGTAATGGTGGGTCACTTACAATGAGTGACCATTTTCATTGTGACCATGCCAAAGGAACACATTATGATGCATTGATGCGGCCAAAAATTGAACCTCTTACTTCGGGTTCTATTTTAACTGCCATTGCAAATGACATTGGTTATGAAGATGTGTTCTCCTTTCAACTAAGTATGAAAGGTAGTGCAGGTGATATTCTTGTTGCAATTTCAGCGTCTGGTAATTCTCCAAATATTATCAATGCAATTAAGAAAGCAAAAGAATTAAACATGGAGACAATTGCATTTGTTGGATTTGATGGTGGTAAAGCTGCATATTTGGCAGATTATGTGTTACATGTAGATGAAGATAATTATGGCATTATTGAAGATTGTCATCAATGTTTAATGCATATTATTGCACAACATATTCGTGAAACAAATAGTAAAAACAATGGAATAAAATTATGAAAGTTGTTATTGTAACAGGTGGTTTTGATCCTATTCATTCTGGTCACATCGCATATTTCAATGCCGCAAAGGCACTTGGCGATAAACTTGTCGTAGGTCTTAATTCAGATGCATGGTTGACCCGTAAAAAAGGTCGACCATTTATGACATGGTTTGAAAGATGTAAAATCATTCAAGCTTTAAAGATGGTTGACTATGTTATTGAATTTAATGATGACGATGATTCTGCTCGACATGCAATCAAAGTCGCAAGACAAACTTTTCCAGAAGCCGAAATAATCTTTGCCAATGGCGGCGACCGAGGTACAGGAAACACCGCAGAACAAGATGTGCAAGATGATAAACTCACTTTTGCATTTGGTGTTGGCGGAGAACACAAAATGAATTCATCATCATGGATTCTACACAACTACTATGAAAATAAAACAAATCGACCATGGGGTTACTATCGTGTGTTATACGAAACGCCAACATGCAAAGTTAAAGAATTAACTGTAAATCCTGGTCTTTCGTTAAGTATGCAGAAGCATGATTATCGCAATGAATATTGGCATGTAGTTTCTGGCCAAGGTGTTGTGTATGAAGAAAGATCCAATTCATCAGTAAAAAAAGATTTGTATAAAGACCATCATTTAAATATTCCTATTGGAGTTTGGCATAGACTTGCAAATGAATCAAATGAACCTTTGCATATCATTGAAATACAATGGGGAGCAAAGTGCATTGAAGAGGACATTCAAAGAAGATGATTATTGATATAGGATCCGGCCCATGGCCAAAACCAGATGCACATGTTCGTATGGATTTACATCCATGGCCAACTGTAAACTGTCAACACGATTTAATGAATACTCCATATCCTTTTGAGAATGAAACTTTCGATAAAGCATATATGGGTGATGTTGTTGAACACATTTACATTTTTGATGTTGACCGTGTTCTTACAGAAGTAAATCGTATTCTCAAACCAAATGCTGTATTTGAAGTTGTTGTTCCAGATTTTCGTTGGATTGCAGAACGAATCGTCAAAGGTGATTGGAAAGAACAGGCTAACATCGATTGGTTAAACCCTACTGATGACCCATGGAAGAACGCCATGTCTTATTGGTTTGGTGGGTTTCACAACAAAGATGAATATAAAATGGCAGGAATGGGACATGTAAATGGATTTGATTTTGATTCTCTCAAAAAACTATTAGAGAAAAATAATTTTGTAAATGTTCAAAGAGTTCCTGATTTTCGTAATCCTGAACCGGCAAGAAATGCGGTTCTAAAAGTGGTGTGTCAGAAAAAATGAATAAGAAAATTTGCTTTGTAGTTCACAGATATGCACCTTATCCTGGTGGTTCTGAATATTATGTGCAACAAATGGCCGAAGAATGTGTGCAAAGACACCATGATGTTACAGTTGTTGCGGGTGAACACAAAGGTCATTTAAATGGTGTTCGTGTCACATCAGACCCAAATGAATTAATGGATAAAGACCTTGTTGTTGTGCATGGTGGTGATGTTGCAGTTCAAAATTTTGTATTAGAACACGCACATCAAATTAACTCACCTGTTCTTTATATGTTGATTAAACCTTCTGAAAGTCCTACTTGTTTGAAAGGTTTGAGAGATTGTAAGTTTATTGGTTGTTCTGCACCTGAAGATTGGGACCATGTAAAGAAATGGATGATGCAAGGTAAAGCAAAAAAAGTTATACATGGAATTTCACCAACTGATTGTATTGGCACAGAAGGTCGTTTCAAAGACAAATACAATATTCCAAAAGATAAAATGATGTTTCTATCTTGCGGTGGTTACTGGCCAAATAAAAAGATGATTGAATTGGCAGAGGCGTTCAAAAAGGCAGAATTAAAAGATGCCATTCTTGTAACTACCGGGTATGACAACAGATTCGGTATCATGCCACATGCCGCAGAAAATGTAATACCGTTAATGGTGGAAGACCCTAAGGACATAAAAGATGCAATTGCTGATGCAGACTGTTACATAATGAATTCGGATGCAGAAGGATTTGGTCTGGTGATACTGGAATCGATGTTGAATAAGACGCCATGGATTGCACGGAATATTGCTGGTGCAAAGTTACTTGCCAAGTATGGGACAGTCTATGATACCGAAGAAGAACTTACCGAAATACTGAAATCTTGGCAACCAGGTGACTGTGTAAAAACTGCATTGGCATACAAACATGTATTACACAATCATCTAATAAAAAACACAGTTGATGATATCCTAAGTCTCATTTAATTATAAATACATCATTAAATAATTAATTAAACTGCTGTAGAGGCGGAGAGATATGAGATTTAGAGATTTTCTGCAAGAGCAGAAAGAAAAACACGCTGTAATGGCCTTTGGAAGGATGAATCCTCCAACAGTCGGCCATGAAAAATTAGTCAATAAAGTCCAAGACATTGCGAAAAAAGTCGGTGGTTCGGCGCACATAGTTGTATCACATTCGCAAGACCCAAAGAAAAATCCTCTTACTTCCACACAAAAACTGAAACACGCCAAGCGTGCTTTTCCAGGTGTAAATGTCTCTGCATCCGATAAAGATGCGCCTAATTTTCTTGCACAAGCATCAAAGTTACACAAACAAGGTGTTACTCATTTCCACATGGTTGGTGGCCAAGACCGTGTTGATGAATACAAAACACTTCTTAACAAATATAACAATGTAAAAGGTCCACACGGACATTTTAATTTCAAAAAGATTGAAGTTCATTCTGCTGGCGACCGTGATCCAGATGCAGAAGGTGTAGAAGGCATGTCTGCAAGTAAAATGCGTGAACATGCACAAAAAGGTAACTTCAAAGAATTCCGTAAAGGTGTGCCATCAAAGATGACCGATGCACACGCAAAAGAAATGTTTAACCATGTTCGTCAAGGCATGGGTGTTAACGAAAGTGTTGACGAAGATTTTGAAACATTATTAATTGAAGGTGTTCACGATAAAGCAATTTTTAAAGCGGTCTTTTTGGCCGGCGGTCCTGGTTCGGGAAAAGATTATGTCCTTGACAATACTCTTTCAGGTCACGGTTTAACAGAAATCAATTCAGATAAAGCATTAGAGTTTT